CCTCCAAAGTACCCGCGTTTTTGTATACTTAAATCTGGAGGGGATACTTCAATCATTTTTTTAGTCATTTCATTATATTTTGCGCGCGTAGCATCTGGCACTGTTGCGCCGTAATCTTCACATATTTTAATCGCAAGTGAATACCTTAGCCATTCAATATAAAAATAATCTAAAAACGTTGTTAAATCTGTATTTAATGTAACTACAGGGAATTTATATTTTCCCGATAACTTCATTACGTATACATCTGCTGGCACAAAATATAAATATATATTTGAACCATCTAAAACTCTTTCTACGCGATAACTATATGGTAATGATTGAACGTCATCTATTCTTGGGCCTGAAAAATATTCTTTTCTTGTGTTTTCTATTAAGCTGTATCGAACGTCACCGATATTAAAAGTCAGGCTATCTACATACAATAGCCCTTCTATAAAATACATTTCTTGACCTTGAACTGTATTAAATGTGGTTCTTTGAAAATAAGGAATTAATCTTAAATCAGTTCCTTTGTGCTCCAAATCCGCATTAAGCAAATACAATCCATCAGTTACTTGGCCTGCATTTAATGTTTGAAGGTCACGGCTCACAACCTGCGATAGGTAGTACGCTCGCGTAATTAACTGTAACGCAGTGTAAGCCATGATTTAGTCCTTTTTTATTTAAATAAAGAAATCAAAACCAGCAACATTCAAGGCAACTGCGTCACCACTGTTTGCTACTTTGTAATCAATTTCAGGCACTCCAGAAGTTACTTTAGATAACACTCCAGCGTTTCCACTAATAACCACAGATGTTACTTGTCCTGTTATGGTTACTGCATTGCCTACACCATTGCCAGGCGTTAAATTTAATGCGCGTCCTGCAGCTCCTGGTGTAAACGCATAAGCAATAGATACAGGAGTATCTTGTACTGCTGGAACAAAAGCAGCCAAAGAGACAGCCGTATAAGATGTGGCATTACCTGCTGTAACTGCAGTTGCAATTGGAGCATCAAAATAGAATGAACGGCGCGTGCTGTTTCCGGCAGTCCATGAACCTAGCAAAATATCAGATGTTGAATCTGTTACAACAAAACCAATTAAAGCGTAAGCACTATATCCAAAAGGCAGCAATGGACCAGTCAGAGACAAAGAAAAAATTGCGCCTGTTACTTGTTGTGTAACTGGGTCTGCAACCAAATACACGGCATAAACTTTGCTAGCTGCAACTGTTCCTGTATCCAAACCGTTTAATCCACTATCAGTTATATCTATACTAATAGTGTCATCAACAATAATTTGATACACGCCTGTAGAATCTAAAATTGAACCCGCAGCAATATTAATAATTTCGTCTGGCGTAGTGCCGTCATTTGTAATTTTAAAACCATTTGCATACTGCCATGGCTGTTGTCCGTATTGCACTGATGATACTGGCATAATGATGTCCTCTATTCAGGGTTAAGTTTATGGTGCTCGCGATGGTGTGTCCTACACAACCATCTTACATCTAATGGCTTGTTATAGTCATCATGATGCGCTTGAACATCCATCTCTGTGCTACATACTTCGCAGGGCAATCTAATTAAATGCCCTTGTTTAATCTTTCGGGCTGTAACGCCTCTTACAGCGTCTTTAAATCGCTGCTCTTCTGTTCTGTGCGGCCTAAGAATCTTCTTTTTAAATATTTTGCAGTTTCTGCAATAACTCTCATTTAAATAAGTTTCTTCTTTCTCGCGCCCACAATTGGAGCAAGTAAGTTTTCTGCCTTCTTCATTTTTAAACCTACGACCTTCAGCAATGCTTTTGATCTGGTTTTTAATGCTCTTACAAAGGTTGCAATAAGCATCACGAGGATTTTCTTTTATACTACCGCATTTAGCACAGTCAGGCTTATCTTTCTCTTTATACCTTTCTCGCTCACATGCAAGGCAATACCCTCGCTCCTGATGCTCCTTGACACCTTTGCATCGACTACACAAGGGCCCCCTTTTACAGACAGAACCATGTGTCGCACGATGTTTTCTGGCATCTAACTTACTCTTCTCCTTCTTGTTGGCTTTCCGACAATCATCACAAATTTTCTTTTGTGTTGAGGCCTTCTCTTTGCCGCATTTACATATTAGGCTTGACATATTTCCCCTTATTGGTTGCGTACGCAAAAGGGATTATACTTAATCAAGCCTAATTAGGCCATTATTGCTTAACTTTAGAGCGGAAATGCATAACGCATGCAATTTTCGCTAACAATTGTTGAGCCCCATACGCAATCACGAACATACGCGCGGTTGTTTTGACCAAATTGGCTACCAAAATAATGACGTATAGAAGCGCCTGAATCAGTATCAACCATGTTAGAAGTGGTAAACGGTGATTCATCTGGTAAACGTGGCATTGCCATGTAAAACTGGTCGCCGGACATTAAAATGCCAGCGCGATGACTTGGTATTACAGATACAGTCATGCCAGCTTGAATGGCGTTGTTTAAGTTTTGGTTTTGATTTTGCGCCGATACTAAACCAACGCTGTTAATTGTTTGAATTTGAACAGTAACAGTACCAGCAACGGTTGCGGCATCAGCAATCGCACGGAATTGCACGGGTTGGCTAGAGGGGCTATGACCAATAAACGTCAAGAAACGTAAATTAGGTTTACCGCTTACACCATCATTAAATTGAAACAAATCACCTGCTTTGATGGCATTAGCATCTGTGCTAGTTAATGCGTCAGTAAACGTAATAGAAGTAACGTTAGTACCACTTGGGCTATTAGTAGAAACAACAGTCAGCACGTTATTTGGCGATGCATTGTTACCAATAGTTCCTGATACATGTACGGGCAACAGATTTGATTCATACCAATCCGCGTTAGCAAACTTACCTAATTCCCAAGAGTTAGCCAGCTCATCATTTCGACGCATTGCAAATTGGTTCAAGCCGCTACCTACAATAGCAGGAATGTTTGCAACAGGCAAAATACCCATCATTTTATGAGTAGCAGCGCCAAAGTCTTCAAAATTAGCTACTGATTGAGCCAATTGTGTGAAACTGTTGATTGGGGTAACGCCGTCACCATAAAAACGAAATGGCCCGCTATTTACTTGTTTAGAGCCAAAGTTTGCATTTTGCGGGTCGTTTACGACAACACCAGAAATAAAATTACGCAAAATATCAGATTCAACTAATGAGCCTAATTCTTTCATGGCAGACATGCCGAATCTGTCCATGTAATCGCGAACGTTAAAAATAAATTGCTGGTCGGTATAAGCTGCTGAAACGTTAGCTGCTTGAGAGCAAATTAAAGACTGAACACGCTGAACAGATGGTTGCTCAGTAATTTGCAAACCTGCGTAAGAAATATAACGAGGAGTTGTGTCAAATGTAACGGTATCGCCCAAATTTGCGGTTAGGTCATTAAAATTTTTAAACTTTTTGTTAGCAACATTAATACCAACAAATGAGTTCAACAACCAAGCTAATTCGGCTTTCTGATAAGTTTGTACGGTTTGTAGCACGTTGACTGGCGTAGTCATATTGTAACACTCCAAAAAATGATTAGTGGAGATAACAGTTTTCTACAATGCCAGTCGTGTATGTTCGAACGTATTAGGTTCGAAACATTTTTCTAAAGTCACTCACCGACATTGCGCTGTTATCCATTCCTGCACTTGTCGAAGGTTTAAGTTGTGACATAGGGTCTTGAGCTTGTTTTTCTTGAGCCAAAGCTTCTTGATTTATTTTAATTGAGTTACTTAATTCCATCATGGCTTTTCTTGCCATAGCTGGCTGAGTATATTGAAGAGTTAATAGATTTGCCATTTTCATGGGGTTATCTATTATTTCTTTCATAATGTCGCCTGTATTTTCCATGTCATTTGCCAAGGAAATAATAGGAGCCATACTCGAATAATCTAATTCATTCAGTTTTGCTTCAAGTCCTGGGTATTTGGCTTCAGCTGCTTGCATTTTAGAAACAAAAGATTCAACGGTTTGTTTATTTTTTATTTCATTGATGTGGTCTTGCAATAGCTGTGGCGCTCTTTCAGCAATCATGCGTTCAATATCTGCGGCGGACATTTGTTGCATCCCACCCAACTGTTGCGGTGCAGCAGCCATTTGTGGCGCTTGCGCTGATTCTTGTTGTGCTTGTTGCTGTTGAAGTTCCATAAGTGCCTCTTGTTTGCCTTTTGCAAAAGCTTTCAGACGTTCACGCTCAACTATCTTTGACACTGTTGCCTTAGGCAGCATGTCACTTGCGGGTTCACTTTGAGCTTCTGGTTCGGGCGCAACACCCTGATCAACAATCTCTAAATCTTCAGTCATCTTAATACCTTCTGTCGACTAATTTCGGTGTCACCGTGAGTAACAATGCTATAACGCTGCAAAGATGCGGCCGTGTTGTCGTTTGGCTACGTTTGATTAAATATCAAAACTATTTAAAGTTCAGATACTCATATAATAGTGCAATTATTATCTTATTTGTTTTGTTCGTCAATACGTAATGTTTCAAGTAAAACATGCATTTAACAAAGCCTATTTAATGAAATATTTTTTTGCGCTTTAATTTCAGGATTTGCGTATGTCCAGCATTCCCCTGTTTCATCAATAAAAACAACCCAATACAAATAAGATTCAGGGCCGTAATCAATTAAAAAATGACAAAGACCATTGCCTTTAGGGGTAGATAAAGGCAATGGAGGATTTAATTGGATAATACTCATTACTTTTTCTTTTTAAGCTTAGATTTACCAGCAACCGACAAAGCAATTGCAATTGC